ATTATAGTTAGCAAAGTTGCCAGTCTACCCCAACGAATTACTGCATCGTTTACATCTTTAACTTCAGCAGACCAGTTGGGCATACTAACTGCCCAACCTAGCTCTACAGCACGATCAACCAACTTCATACCGGCTTCGTCTTGGTCTGGCACTACTATGACTTCACGACCCAGACTGCGTATCAGTCTGACCTGGGCATCGTTTATTTCTGCGTGTAACACAGCCAGGCCGTTGATGCTGAGTGCATCAAACACACCTTCAACAACAATTACCGATTGCCAGGTATCCCGTTGTAAGTCTGTGCCAAACACATATCCATGTTGTATGTCTTGAATATATCTGGGTGTGCGATCATCAAGAAACCTGGTGGTATGGCCTACTACTTGATTCTCATAGGTAAACGGAATTACTACACCAGGACGTGGCATTGTTTTGTATAGGAACGGATAGTCTAAAGGTATGCGCCTGTTCTGCAAATATTCTCGTGCCGCATCGTTAAGTGGTTGTGTAGTTGCTGGTAAATCTCTATCTTCAAACTCAATATTTTGTAGTGTGTTTATAACCGCTTGACGTTCGCCTAACAATCCTTCTATGCTTTTGTGCTTTAGGCTTTCAAGATTGATGCGTTCAATTTCCTCAGAAGGAACATTTAACCACTCTAACAGTCGTCGAGCTTTGAATGTTAGATTGCGTCCCAAAACAAAACTAGCAGTATATCCACAGTTAAAACAGTGATAGCTCCACGAGCCATCTGTATTGGGTTTGATGCCACCACGTGACCTTTTGTCCTGTGTGTCGCCGCGATGAATGCAACAGGGTGCGTTGAAACTTATCCAACCCGAAGCTGTTTGTTTTCGTTTAGCAGGTAAAAAAGAAACCACATCAATCATGCTACAAGTATAGCAGATTTATCCGCAAAGTGCAAGACTGTTTGGTGTTATCTATAAAGAAGGTCAACCACATAACCTGTGCTGAGTATAACTGCAGCACCTGTTTGATTAGGGTTATTTGGATACACACCTGCACCCATGCCTGCATTGGGCAGGTACCAATAACCTGATCCGCCATTGGTCACGTCAATCCCAATGACCGATCCGTACCCTATTCCTTCTTGTGGGTGTCCAGATGGATAGACATCACTCATTATGGCCTCGGCTGTGGCTCCAGCACCATCACCAATGAAGTTGACACGGGGAGGCGCAAGATAACCAGTGCCGCCCTGGAAAACAGTAGCACTAGTGACCACACCATCTTCAGTAGTTGCATAAGCCAGGGCCGGAGTACCAGGCTGTGTTGGCACAGCAAATATGCTGTTGTTAAAGGCTACTCTAAGCAATGGATGCCATCCTACAATGTTCATATAGATAGTGCGAGTTTCATTGTAGTAGGTAGTGGACTCGGTTACGTTATACCAAATACTTTCATAATTTGGTGCAGCTTGCACTTTGATTGTACCTGTGTAGCCTACCAAGGTCATTTGAATGGTGGTAATTGCATTGACTGGTTCAATGAAACTGCTGTAAAATTCTGTGTTGGCAAAACTGTTCCAGTAGTTGCCACCGTTAGGATTTCCTGACCAATAAGTGCCAGGACTATAACTACCCCAGGCTGTGCCATCTAAACTGGCTTGAGCACTCAATTTAATAGTAGGTATGGTCAACGGAGCACTGGGCACATGCTGTGGCAATACGCTGTCCATAATAACAGCTGGAGCACGGGCACCAGCTTGAGCATTGGTAAACACAGCTTCTATCAGGTTACCACTGGTACGTTGTATGCTGTATGTAGCAGGCTGTGCCAATACCTCAATTAGGTCTGCACTGGTCAAGGTAACTTTTGCACGACCGGTAGCAGCATTAAGTATAACCATGGGTTTTTCAACCAAAATTTCATCGCCATTGGTGCTGATAGCACGGAACAGGAAGTCACTTCCTGTAATGTTGACAGGTTTTTCCTGTTGATTGATGAACTCAAACAACAGCACATTGTCAACGCCTTTGTTTATGGTTAGTTGTTTTGCATACACGGGATCGTACCTATAGATAAAAGTTTCGCCTGCACCAGTGTCCATGAGTAACACTCGAGTAATTTGCTGGTAGATATAGACTTGGGTTGAATACATACATTATATTTAGCGCCTTTGCTGAACCAGGCGAAATTGGTCTGGTAAATATCCGTAGACATGACAAACGATTTCTTTGAAAAACTAGCTGAAAAATACCCGTTTATTACCTTGTGTGTCTACGCCTCCACAGAATATGTAGGTATCATACAAAATCAGGACGATGCAATAACTACCATCTACGATTTTGGTGCTATTTCCAATACGGATTTAAAACGCCACTTTTTAGAGTTGGCCAACGTTTGGTGGTGGGAAAGTAATCGTAGTGTCCCTATCAACATATTCCTCAAAGGCGAGTGGGATCTTTTTAGACCCTATCTTAAAACTTTCACCAATAAAGATTTAGAAATACTACACGGACCTGTTTGCAGTCTAGCAGAAATGAGCCGCAAAAAATCCAAACGTAAATCAATTACTCTCGTTAGGCGTGTTGAGTAAATTTATATGTAGTGCCACCAGTGCTGCATAGCCTATAGCATGTGCGTGTTTAAAAACAAACCCGCGACTATCATCACCATCCCAGACTGAATCAAATACTTCGGCCCATGGCTTGTTTTGTAAATGAGCTTTGCCAGGGCGAATAATACTGATAAATGCAGCCATCCTTGGTATCGAATCTGGGCGCATGGTTTTTAATAACTCTGTATAGTTGCCCACGTGAACCAATTGTTCGGCCCATTCTGTATCAGTCCATAAGCGAGACCATGGCGGCTCTTTGGCCAACACCTCTTTGTAGTGTTCCGGGCTCTGAATCAACTGATACACAGTCATGTTCAACAAGTCAATTTTAAAATATCCTAGCTTTTCGGCCTCCTCATAATCGATTGCAGCACACTCATTAACAGGATCATACGGAATGTTGGTAACATACACTCCGCTGTTGTGTCGACGCACTTGTCCTTGATGCAATTGACGTGCAGGTGTAGCATCAATTAACTTTAGTAATTGATCTCTGTCTGCCAAATCAATGTCAATGTCCGCGCTCATGATATCTTATTATAATGGTTAAAAAGAAATTTTGCAAAATCTAGGTGCGCCAAATCGCCATGGTGTCCGTGTATTCCCCATTGGTCTTGATCAAAAGGGACATGATTTTGTTGCAAGCAGTATTGAGTAAAACTGAAATTATTCAAATCAAGTATGTCAGTATCGGTATGTATGTGATCAGCAAACGATTTAATAAAAATATCTTGGTAGTCTATTGTTTTGTAAGTTAAGTTGTTACCAGCAAACATAATGTAATTAATCTTTTGGTCTTTCAAAAACCCAGTCAGCATTACTAACTCTTTAAAGAAATTAGTTTGTTCAGCTTCGTCATTGTAGTGGCGATACCATTCTTGGGCATATTGATAATACGGTAGCTGTCGATTATCTTTAACCCCGTGTATTTGAAAACTTTCAAAATGTCCGTCAGTGAATCCATCGGGTAATATCTTATCAACATTCCACCATTCGTTCCTGATCATACTTCCAAAGCATATAACTGCTAGAACTGTCTCTTTATTATTTTTTCGTATATCCAGTATATCTCTTACTGTGGTGCGTATAATGCGGGCGTTACATGCTCCAGGTTGTCCGTTATTGATGACTATTTTTGCATTCAATAACTCACCAAGATAATCACTATATCTATTTTTAGTAGTGCTGAGAACTCCATAACTATCGCTGTTGCAATATAATATCATGTTACCATCCTGCCTTTGTTAATATGTCTCGGGCATACTCTTGATCTGCTGGATAATCTTTGAACTTTTTCATCCAAAAGTCTGCATCAATGTAAGGCCACACCATGGCAATCTGTGTAGCATCCAGTTCACTCAAAAACTTTTGTCCAGACTCACTGTTGTAAATAATCCAAGGGCTAATGCGGCCTGCGGTCACGGCATAAACCATAGCATTGTTGTTGCCGTAACGCAGGCAGTCTTCTGCCGGGTGTCCTGATTTTTCTGCCCAGTCAATACCAAACTCCATTGCACGGGCTAGGGCATCATTTACATTTTCTACACGCAGATAGTCAGTTAGGTATTCAGTGTAGACAGTATCTTTACACCAGTGGTCGATCTTCTTGTTTTGTTTTAGCACCCATTCTACAAATCTTGCAGGGTTAACAGCACGGATATCTACACAGTAACGTCCAAACTTTACAAAGGCTTTGTAGTAAGGACTATCAGCAAAGTCATCATATGTTTTTAATCTAGCACTACCTTGTGTAAGTTCGTAGAACTTTAAATAGGCATTAAATCCAAGACGCACACCGGCTTCGTCTTTTTCCATGCGGCGACGTCGCGGTTCGCATGAATGCACTGCAAGACTAGACTCTTTCATAAAGTCCTTCTTACAATACTGACAAGTATAGGTCATTTCTTTACCTCTTGTCCTGACGCTTTTAAGTAAGCATCAATATCTTTTTTGGTATTAATTTCTGCCATCAATTCTAATTCGTCGTCCTTAAGATGTGGATATAGTTCTGCTAATTGTTTACGAATACTACCAGCACCTGGTTCTTTTTTCTTAGGAGCAATCCACTGATGTCGTTGTAGGCCTAATCCTGGACTCACAGTGGTAGCACACAACCATTGCAGTTTAGGGTGTTTATTGATATTAAAGAACTGTTTGTTAAGACGTTCGTTGGTTGAAATCAAATAGAACTCTTGCAGATCTCTGCTACCTTGCACACTTGAACCATAACGAATCATTAAGAAGTTGCTAAACTTCTTACGTTCATCAGGCGTTAGGCTGTTGTAAAACTCTCGATCCTTGCGATCGAACACTGACATTTCATTGTTGATACTAAGTTTATCGCTCATTGGTTTTGATCAATTGATATATCATTATAACACGTTCCAGAGCTTCTTGTAAAGTAGTATTGGTTTTGGCCATTCTGCGGATTTCTCCCCACATCTGATCTTCCATAATGTGATCGCGTAAAGGTCTACCATCACTTGTTCTTGGATCTACATAATTGATTGCCATTACCATGCCAAGTTATAGTTCACTACTTCGCAGTTACGACTGATGTCTTTGACAAAATACACACACTCGGGTTCGTCACCTTCGCTGATTGGCACACACAACATTTGACCATTCTTTAGTTTAGGCGCATACCACGACACTTCTTGATAGATGTCAATGATTTCAATGTCCGGAAAGCTGGGTCTGAAACTGCTGAGTGGATTGAATTGAAATGCCTTGAACCCACGATCGTTTATTGATGTCAATGGCAGCACTTCGAGATCACCGATGTCAGGTTCTCCAATTAGGATCTGCCAATCAACTGGCATACGAATTCTGTGCGAACCTATTCTTAGCACCAAAGCTGGCGCCGTAAAACTTTCTAAGAAGATTAGCGGAATATAGTGATAGTCTGGATCCTTAGGATCGCTATTGTCAAAAATAGCAAAGCGCATGTCATCTACTTCTTCCGGAAGGTGATCTAGATCAAATGGTTCATTGTCAAGTGTTAGTATTCTCATAATTGTATTATAACATATTTTACTGCAAGTGCAACCTTTATTTCCATTCCAGTTTCTCTTGTGTAAATGGATAGTTGGCTTCTTTATAAAAAGTTTTACGTTTGGTCAAATGACGCTTGGCAAATTTGCAAGTGCTGGTTACATCCCAGATCTGGACATGGTCTTTGTCTTCTGCTTTTCTAATGCCGCGTCCAATTGATTGTATAACGCGGACAAAGCTCTTTCCGGGCTCCACAAGAACCAAATTAAAAATCCTAGGCAAATTAATACCCACAGCGGCCACACCGTAAGTCGCCACAATAATCTTGCCAGTGCTGGTGGCAACTTCATCATACTCATCCTGTCTATCCTTTGCTTTGGTTGCGCCGCTGACAAACACGGCCAAATCTCCCAACAACTCTACCAGGGCATGTCCACCTGCTACACGGTCTACCAACACCAACGTGTTACCTGTAGCGTTGACCTGTGCAATCAATTGAGCTATTGTTTTGAGTCTATCGGGCTCTTCCAATAGAAACTTCAACTCACTTTGGTAGTTGGTAAACTCAGCATGGTCAACCAACTGCACAATATTTACGTGGCACTGTGCCAATACACCTTGGCTCTGTAGTTCACTGGCACTGAGCTTACCTATTACTGGGCCAAGACTACACTTGAGTGCTTGAAATTCAAATGGTTCCTTGGGTATGGTTCCTGTGAGTCCCCACCGAATAGGCACACGACTCATTACACCTGTGAGCAGGCTCTTGAGTGCGTCGGCTTTGGCCATATGCACTTCATCAACAATGACGCATACCACATCTTCCAAAAACTCTTGTATGGTTACATCACCCACCGAGTTCTTTGTGTTCTTTAACAAGACATTTAGGCTTTGCCAAGTGCAGATAGTATGCTGTCGACCCCACTCTTTACGATCGCCAAAGTAAACACCAACATCCTGTTGCATATTGACGTAGTCTTTTTCTGTCTGTGTCACTAGACTCTTGTTGGGCACAATCACAACTGTGCGACCATATGGCGCCACTGCGTTGCTGAGTGCGGCTGTAATAACAGTCTTGCCTGCACCTGTGGCAATCTCTTGGATGCATTGTGGGTCGGTTAAAAAGTTGTTGATAATTTCAACTTGATAGTCACGTAACTCCATTGGTTGGCCTTCCAATGGATGGCCTTTGCCCCACATGATGTGATTGAATGATTGCTCAGTGACCTTTTCAAATTCAAACGTAGTAGAATAATCACGCTGGTCATCTAGTTCAATATCATAGTTAAACTTTTCAAGTATAGGAATGATCTCTGGCAGCAGGTTTACATAAGTGCTACCACCTAACTGGAAGTAACTGACCTTGCCATCCCAACGTCCAAGTCTGACTGCTGGAAGGTATCTTGCCCCTGGAACATCATATTTGAAAGCTGTAACCAAAGCTCTACGAGCATCAAGTTCTAAACCTTCAATTTTGATATTGACTTCATCACGGATTATAATTTTAGCTGTTCGCATTGTGCTAGTATAACATACTTAGTCAAACAAAGTCAAAAAAACAGGCACCTAAGTGCCTGTTGAAAATGGGTAGTTTGCACTACCCAGGAGCTACCGTATTAACTGTTCTTCATACAGGTGCTAGCGGCCAGGGCCTTCCAGTTATCACCAGATACTTTGGTCAAGTCTGCAATCTTTAGTGCCATACGCAGGCTCATCTCACGTAAACGACTTTGGTTAGCATCCATAAACCCAATGATCTCATCACCTTGCTCTTGGGTAAAATCGTAGTCTGCAAACAGTTCGCCTTTGAGGTAAATCTGCTTGATACGCAAGAAGCGATCACGCATGGTGTTAAGAGTCAAGTCCAAAAAGTGACAACGACTTTGCAAGGCTTCTAAATGGTCTTGCAACTTCTTGCTCTTGAGATTTTGGAACTGTAGGTTGGTAATAAAAATACACGAACCTTTGAAGTCAAACATGTCTGGAACGCCTTCACGACGCAACATGGCACTATCACTATTCCAGTAGATACGACGCTTCTTACCTGAATCCAGGGCGGCTTTAAGAATGTTCAAACTCAAGTCATCTTGGAATACTGAGTCACAGTCATCAAACACTAGGACATTGTTCTTGTCTGAATGCTTATACAAGGTACAGTAGAGACCAATCGGAGTCATTGCACCTTTGATAACTTCATACTTGACACGACGACCACTCAACTGATCAAACAAGCCACTATGTTCCAACTGTTTCTCAACACCATAACTCTTACCTACACCCGGAGGGCCAACTACAATCATAGCACGGACATCGCCGGCAATTGTGGCCTTGGTCATTTGGTCAAGAATGTCAAAACGTTCGCCAATACGGGCAATAACTTCTTCGTCTGTTTCCACCGGTGCCTTGCTATGAACATGAACCTGTGGATGGGCAACTGTTTCACCAGTAGCACCTGCGGTAAACTCTACATCCTCAATTGAGTCAACACGGATACGAACTACATCTGGTGTATTTTCACCAAAGTAGCCTTCGGCATTTACTGTCACATAGCCTCCTTTGGCTCCAGTCTGGTAACCTTTTACTAGAGTAAAGGTCATATTGTTTACGGGTTGATTACGATAACTACCATGCTTTACAAGAATTGTAGACATTTTTAGCTCCTTAACTATGTTGTTAATATGTGTATATTATACGCGAAATGGATTTAATGGTCAACCGGCTTAAACACCGCAAGCGGTAAGGAAGCGAGCTTGATCAAATCTAGGATTAGTAGTCTGTGCTACCTTACAGAAAGCTTCGGCTGTGATGCGAGCTGACTTGCGATCAGCCATTTGGGCAATTTCACGGGCCATGGCAACAAAGTGTTTTTTAGTCATTTTCTGCTCCTTTTTAGTTTCTATACAAGTATTATAGCAAAATGGGAATTTCTGGTCAACCGGCTTATTTGCGGTAAAATTCACGCACCATGTCTGCACCCTTGTTATAGCCTTGATAGCGACCAAAACAGTAGCCTAAAAAGGCACCATAACCCAGTGCTACTAAAACGATTGCAATTGTATTTGATTCCATTTAAAACTCCTTATTAGTTATAATACTACTATTATAGCAAAACGGTAATTAATGGTCAACCATAAAAAAACCCTCCAAAATGAAGGGTTTTTAGCAGGTTAGTATATACTAACTATTCTATTAATCCAGGTTTGTCAAAAGTAATGTCATGTTCAAAAGTTGCTCCAGACGGTACAGTCCAGTGCCATGCCCCTTTACCCAGTGCGCGATTTGTTTCGTGTTTTTCGCCATTGATATAAACTACATCACCTCGAGGATCACGCACATACTCACTGTTAAAATCGGATATATCCTCAAAAATATCAGCGCCGGTGGTGTAATTAATTTCGCCCATTTCGACTTGTGCGTAATTTGCTATAATTTGACCAAATTCCACTGCGGCACCTTGTACCGAAACTACCATGTGTTTAGTTCCAGCAAAATCCATTGGAACTTCAAAAGTAAATACAGTTGGAGCACGTTCAAAATGATGATTTTCTTCGGTGAACTCAACCAAGTCAACACTTCCAGAAAATATAGTTTCTCCGTCTAACACTGCGGTAATTATAGCTTGCCCTGTTCCCCAGCCTAATATTTTTACTGTTCTATTTGTCATTTATTATCCCCTGTTCAATAGTTATTGCTGTTTACTTACGTTCAATATCGTCTTCAACGCAATTATCACCATACTGTATCTCTACAATTTTTAGCGGCTGATCAGTTTCATTACATAACTGATGCCATTCATTGCGATTGATGTGTATATGTTTATGCGGGCCAAATTCACCCAACAACTCTTGGTCGCTTTTTCTATTTATGCTGTAGACTGTAGCCGTGCCTTCTGAAACGTGCCAATGCTCGGCACGATCTTGGTGCCGTTGCATACTTAATTTTTGCCCTGGCATAACTGTAAGTTCTTTAACTTTGGTTCCAGGCACCTCGTGTAGCACACGATAGTATCCCCAGGGACGTTCGGTCTTAGGTGCTTTCCACTCTTGCAGTATCCAACTACTAGAATTGGCTTTGTTGTTGCCACCAACACCAAACACAAACTCCACATCATCAAATACCATTTCTGGAATGTTTTCCTTTGTGCGATCTCCGCCGTTGGCAAATACAATTTCAGCCGCAGGATAGTGTGCCCGAACCTGTTGTAGCAAATGACACGCTGTTCCATCCTCATCATCAAAAGTATAAACTTCGTTGACTTGAGCCAAATTGTTCAATATACTCAGTCGCTCATTCCAAGGCATAAACGCACGGCCTTTTTTACGGGCCAGCCATTCATCGCTGTTGATACCCACAATCAACATGTCGCCCAGCAAGCGGGCTTCTTTTATCATCCTGATATGTCCAGAATGTAGCGGATCAAAACCGCCACTGACTACTATAATTTTCATGTGTGTATTTAAACTGTTAAACAGCCATGCTTAATAAACTGTGGTCGATCCACGGAACAACCAAGTCCTGTTGTCTAAGAGCACTATGGGCATAGATGCTTGCCGCAGCGGATGGGGGTAAAAGATTAAGTTCTGCCAGTGTGTGCCAATTGGTATTACGTGGATTTTGGGGCGGTTGGCTGCTTTTGTAGACCACTGCATGTATCCAGGGTTCAGACAGTGTTTGTTTAAAAAATCCTGCTCCACAATCCCAACCGGCTGTGGCCAACATATACATGAGACTGATCATGGTATGATGGTAATAATGTCCATTAGGTAACGCATAACTAAGTTGTCGGCGATGAATTTGTTGAGTAACTGGCACAGTCAGTGATAGCATACCGCCGGGGCTGGCAATATGCCACCAATTGCTTAAAGTTTGCATTGGATTTATAGCGTATTGAAATGCATCATGACACCATAACACATCAAACCCGTCATTTGGAGCAACAATTGTGTCTTCAAAATTAAACAACTGATATGTAATATTTTCGTGTCTATCAGCAATTATGGAATTTTCGTGTAGGTCAATGCCATGGCATTTGATGTTCAACGGTTGTGGATTGTCATCGCGAGTTGTGCGTGTGGCCCACCATGCCAAGTCGTCTCCGTTGCCACATCCAAGATCAACCATGGTGCGAATACTTTCCATAAAATCGTCATACTCGTATAGTTGATTTAATGTTTCAAGACTGTGTTGGTGGCTATCGCCCGGGTGTGCAAACATTATACTTGAACGTCTTCCATACCGGCTGCTCGTAGTCTCACAATGTGCCCCAGCATGAAGTTCTTACTTTCCATGCCTTTAAGTATGCCCAAATAACGATTACGCAACAGGGCAACTTCGTTAATTAAGGTTTCAAACTCAATGACTTCATCTTCGCCGTCCACATACTTTTCAGCATCACGACTGGTTAACGCTCTGGCATATCCTTCGAGATATTTTTGAAAATGCTTGCGTCGAATTTTGCGTAGTTGTATGTTAAGATAATTTAATACTGCTTCAATTTCTTGCAACTGGTTAAATCTATGTTCAGTAATGCCAGGCAAAGCTGTAATATTTTTTTCAATAAGTCCACCAACTCGACAATCGCGTTTGGCATCGTCAAGTTCTTGTTCATAATGAGTAATAAAATCTGGAATATTACCCAGATCAGCTACAACTTTGCTATACCACATTAATTTTCCCAGTCCTCATCTTCGTCTTCGTCGTAATCCTCGTCATCAATTTCTTCCTCAATCTCATCATGATCTCTAAGGTAGCTGGCCAATGCCTTTTTGACGTCGCTGTCGCTTTTAAAAACAGCTTTGATTTCATCAGCACCAACATCGTTGTCAATCAAAACTGATACCAATGTTTCTGCCGCATCGTCGCGGTCCACTGTGTTCACATACCTTTTGAGTTCTGACCAAATTTCATTTGCTAATTCAACTGACATTATTATTCCTCCGTTGCAGTGTCTTCGTCAATACTTAGTTCGGCTGTCTCAACAGGCTGTTTGCCAAATTCACTAATAATTGTGTCTAGGCAACCGTCGTCGTTGGCTTCCCATTTTTTACGGAACTGTTTGATGATTTCGCCATCAAGTGTAGTGTAGACTAAACTGTTGCCTTCTTTCTTGAGCAGACCTTTTTTCTCTGCCAAATCTACCATGCCTGAGTATGGGCTCATACCTGTGGAATAAGGAATCTTGACCTGAACGCCTTCAAACGGTTTAGCATAACGTGTTTTCATAATCTTACAACCAGCACGGATACCATTTACTTCTGTTACTTTGTTGCCATCTTCGTCCTCTTTG